GCATTCGCATCTAACACTGGTATATTATTAGCAGTAGGAGTAGCGTTGGCATGATAGCCATCAAGAGTATCAGCGTTGCCTGCGACAGAAGCATTAGCTTGATATGAAGCCACTAACACAGAACTCGTTGCTGGAGCTGAAGTAAATGTTATCGTTCCATTTGTTAGATAATAATCTGCACTTCCCCCCGTAAGAAGTTGTCCATCACGATAAATAAATTCACTATTTGCAACAGGAGTTGCTGTAAGAGTAAATGTTGTAAGAGTTCCATTTGGAGTACCACTTGGGGTTTCCTTAATAAACGAAGCAGCTCCTACTGCGAAGTATCCGCTATTTATGAGATAATCAGCTTTCAGCTTATCTCCTGATAGTGGTGTTCCGACAAATGTTATAGTATTGGCATTTATTGCATAATCTGCTGTTCCATCTGAGAGGAGCACTCCATTTTGGAATAGATTAAGAGAGTTTGCAACTGGAGTTGCTACAAGAGTAAATACGTTATTTGTACCATTTATAGAGCCTGAAGGTATCTCATTTCTCACAATAGATGAGGCTGATGCAGTTCCCCATTTTACTCCCTCTGCTTGAGTAGAGTCAGCCATAAGGACCATTCCGTCTGTTGTCCCTACGGCAAGTCTTGTGTCTGCTGTGCTATAAGTGTATAGGTCTCCTTTTGTTGTAAGAGGAGAAGAACCAGACGAAGAGCCTCCTCCTACTATATCCATCTTGCCCGAAAATGGATTGTACTTAAACGCCATTTTTATGATTTTGTAACTGTTGATAATGAGCCTTTTGCTGTATCTAGATAAACAAGAGTAATTGTTCCAGTTGGAGTAGCTCCCGTCTTAAAAACATATGTTTCAGTTGTACCGTCTGGATAGCTTATTGCTATATTGTCATAAGCAAGAGGAGATAATGGGTCATTTATCTTTACTGTTCCAGCAGTAACAGCTATTGATCCAGTATTAACATTTCCCACGATACCAACACCTGCTACTGTTCCAGCTCCAGTCAGCGTACCAACAACACCCACACCTGGAATTGTTCCTACAGAAGCTACAGTACCATTCGTAACTACAATAGAGCCATTATTTACATTACCTACAACTCCGACGCCTGTGGTCGTTCCTGAGCTTGCAAGAGTACCATTGGTTACTACAATTGAACCATTATTCACATTTCCAACAATACCTATACCTGGAATGGTTCCTACAGAGGCAACAGTACCATTTGTAACAACAATGGAACCAGTAGTTACTCGGCCAATCGTTCCTGCTGTAACGACAATAGAACCACCATTCACGTTACCAACAACCCCAACTCCCGTTGTGGTCCCAGAGTTTGCTATAGTACCAGTTGTTATTGCCCCTATTACCCCAACTCCAGTAACCGTCCCAACTCCAGTTGTTGTCCCACTATTTGCGATTGTTCCTGTTGTTATAGCACCAATTACACCGACACCTGGCACAGTTCCAACAGAGGCAATTGTCCCTGCTCTTACTGCGATAGTTCCATCATTAACATTCCCCACTTTTCCAATACCAGCTAATGTTCCAGATGAATCATTGGCTACTGTAACTCTGAGCACTCCAGCTCCAACAGCCCCATTATTTGTAGAAGTAGCAACTCCTCCAACTCTTTGAATGTTTACATTTGGAGTAGTTACTGATGAAGTAATAGCTGCATTAATATCTGATGAAGTTACCCGTCCTCCAACAATATGGACGTGATCAAAGATCATTCCAGCAAGTGTATTTGATTCTGAGTTAAATTCAACACCGAAAGCAACATAACTAATAGCGCTTGGATTCCATCCACTTCCGACACTTCTAGAAGCATCAGGAGATGCTGCCGCTACACGAAGATTAAGCCATGTTGCTGCTGTTAAAGAAGCTACTGGCCATGTCCAACAGTTATAATTATTAGCATCAGTTCCAATTCTCAAAAATACATTTACTACATTTGTTATATCTGGGATATATGCTCCTAACCCAACAAACCCTCCAGCCTCAAATATCTCAGATACGTTTACTGTTCCAACTGATTTAGAAACTCCTCCATAAACAGTATTTGCAGCTCCGTCAACCTTATTAAAGGTTAGGGCTGCTGTTCCGAAAACATGATTAGTCGTTCCAGCTATTCCCGTAGTATCATTGCTTAGAGCAGTATAATCAGAAGAAACATTACAATTAGCTAAGTCAATAGCCCTTTGATCTCTCGTTCTTAGTTCTCTAAAGTCAGTGATAGAAAGTCTTCCATATTGTCCATCAGCATTGTTGTTATCATGAGAGTCTGAAGATAATACCTTTGCTAACACAGCAACTCCTACATCTGTTGAACCAGCTGTTTGAGCATATCTTTTGCCTAAATTTCCTACTGCTGTTCCTGGAGTAAGTTCACTTATCGTACCTCCAGTCATCACTATACTTCCTCCATTTACATTGCCAACAACACCTATTCCTGATACTGTTCCTAAAGAAGCTATTGTTCCGTTTGTTACAACGATAGAACCTGTAGTAAGAACATCTATTGTGCCTCCTGACAAATCTCCCATCGTGGTTACAACTGTTCCTGAAATTGGGACAGTCCCTTTTATTCCAACTGTTCCATCGGTTAAAATATCAATAGTTCCTCCTGTAAGGTCTCCCATTGTTATTGCAGGGAGCGTGCCAATTTCATCAATCCTATTAATTGTCCCACCAGTTATGTTTCCAAGAGAGACAGAACCAGCAGGTCCTAAATTATAGACGTATGCTGCCCCTGTAGATGGGTCTACACCAATAGGCATAGTATAAGCAGTTCCCTTAGTATCTGCTGTACCAAGAGTACCTTGTACGCCAATAATAGAATATTGCTGGTTTATACCATCATTATGTGCTCCAGATGATGTCGGATTGTCTGCCATTATTTTTTCTTTTTGAATGCTAACGCTGCCTTACTCATTTTACGTTCAGCTAAATCTTTGAATTTACTGCCCGTTGTTTGAGGACGCCCAACTGGATTTTTTTCTACTGGTCCATTTGTTGGGACTGGTTTTTTCTTCAACATAAGAATACGTCTTCCTGTTGCTCCCTCTACTGTCTTTAATATCTCTGCTTCAAATCCTAAAGCATCAAAATATTTGAGAATTGTACTCTCAAATTGATAGAGATTGTTCCAACCTTCTCCAGTATCAAACATGAAAGCATACTCAATTAAAGCTATTGTGCTCATTCTGTTTCTTCTTTATAGTAATCTGGGTCTTCTTTTAGATGATCAGATACTATAATTTTTATAATTTCCTCTTTTAACAGAGGATGTTCTTTTCTTTCTTTTTTCATTCCACACTCCATTGGGTCATGTTTTTCTTCTTTCCCCTCTAATACATCTGACAGTTTATCTTCGTCTATTTCTACACGTTCACCTTTTTTGGACATTATTGTTTTGTAAACTTTTAACTGCATTTATTTTCATCTGTTGCTCTTTTAGTTTCATTCCCTGGACAGTCTTTACTACTTCTAGTTTTTGTTTCTGTTGTTTTCCTTGTACGTCAATCTGATGTTTCTCTTCTGCATGTCTCATTTCAAGTTGTGCTTTTGCTTCTTCTGTTGGGTCTGCTTGTTTCTCTTTATCAATGAGTCCAGCTTCTTTTATTGCTTCCATCGTTCCTATTTTAGCCTTAAGGATGTCTTCTTCATCGTTTTTATCTCCAATTACGCCTGTGTCTTTCATTGCTTCAACCATTGCAATTTTCATTTGCTGCATCTGGTCTTCTGTAAGAGGAGATGATTGAGTCCCTTGTTCCATAGCCTCCATGAATTCTTGAGTAGAGCCGAATTGGAAGATTTCTAGGAACTTATTAACCACCTGCATAACGGCTGGCTGAGTAAGATATCCAGCTTGAGCTAGTTGCACCATAAACTGCGATATTTGTTGCATGGTTGCCTTCTTTCCTTCAGCTGTGAAGCCTAGTCCACTTTCTACTTGTATATCTACAATTGTGTCTGCCTGGATTGGAATTACATTTTCTGGAATTTCTATATTTGCTCGCTTACGTGCATCTATTCCAGCCTGTCCAATTACGTCAAAGTAATCAGGTTCACCCTTCTTTAAGTTGTAGACCGTTTGTGGAGTAATGTAGTATTTTGAAGCTATTTGGATCATTTTTTGAGCAATTCTTCTGACTGTGCTCTTCATCTGATCTGACGCAATTTTTAGATTAGCATATTCTGTGGCCTTTATTGACTCAATAGCAACTCCTGAGCGTATCCCATTAGGTATGTTTCCTAGTGCGGCAGTTGATGCTCCTTGTTCTTCGATTATGCCATTAAGCAAGTTTATAAACTCAAATAAGAATGGAGGAATATTTGCTATTTGACCTTGAGCTGGAGGAGTTGCTGTATATTCAAGAACTTGTCCTCCTGGGATATTCGCTATCTGAAGGTCTTCTCCACGTCTCTTAAGCCAAGTTCCTGTTACCATTGTATTTGCATATCGCTCAACACGACTCATAATGGTATCAAGAGATTTATTAGCAGGAATAAAACGTTCAATAAGAGGAACTTGGTAGATTGGACCTGGCTCAAATCTGAAATCTACAAAAGGATATTCTTGTATGTCTACGTACTCATCTCTTAGCCAAATCCCAGCACAGGAAAAGACATGCCGCATAATAATATCTCCCTTACTCTTTCCTTCCATAGCACCAGTCTTAGCTGATTTTTGTATTGCACTTTCCCAATTATTATCTCCAAGATATTCTTTAATGAAAGATTCTTTTAATATAAGTGTTGCAGCCTTATCTACTGCCATTCCCGTTGAATAACGAGAGATCATATATGCTTGTTTGATTTCACTTGAAGCATATCTGTTATCTGGATTTAGTTTATCTAGCTGTTCTTCACTAAACTTCTGATTTGCTTTAATCTTTGCTATTGGTTGAGGAATTGCTTTTATTATGAAGGGTGATTCTTCTATATAATTAAGATTCCCCATAAGATATATGTCAAAAGCATCAAACACTTTCATGTTTATCTTTTCTTCAAACTCATCTGGCCATATCTGCATATAGGATACTGCATTTTTAGCCGATAACATAGCCATAAACGTGAGGAGCTCTTTTATTTCTTTTTGTTTCCATTCATTCTCAATCCAAGCTCCGATACGTGCTGCGGTATCTTTTGAATATTTTTGAGCTTGAGCATAATCATTCGGATCAGGAAAATTTGTTTTAGTAATCTTATAGGGATAAACAACTGGCATATATTCAGGAGCCATAAGGAGATTGGCTATACCCCTAATCTGACGTGATGCTTTTGGGATTGCTCGTTGAGGAAGATTCATATTAGAACGCTCAGCAAGGTCTATTATCTTTCCTGTTTCACGAGATACATAGCGGAAGTGAAATCCATCATCAAAGAAGTTGTTATCATACCAGCGTCTTTCAATTTGTCTTCTTTGAAACACCGAAGACTGCATCATAGACTCAATTTGTTGGGCTATGGCATTTGTATCTGTTTGGGAAGTATCAAACTTCTGTGTTGCTGTCGCTGTTCTGTCCATCTTCTACTTTTTTTAAATATTTTCTAAATACACCCTCATCTGCTGCCTCAAGTGGGACAAATTCTTCTTCCTTTTGGGGAGCAGGTTCTTCTTTCTTCATTATTTCACTCTGTGTGTAATCGGTCAAGTTTCTCGCCATAAAAGCCTTCATGTATCGTTCATTAACCTCAAGCATTTTTCCATAAAGATACACATTTACAGCTATAAGGGCAAGAATTATTGATCCTAATATTATTTCAATCATTTTGTTTTTAACATTGTCTTTATAATGTTATAGTAGTTATTCTCAAGATTTTTTATTACATTGGAACTACTCCCTATTTTTTTAGCTAGATCAAGTCTTTTAAGAGCCTCACCTCTTACTTTAAGTAGTTCTTGGAATTCAGGAGATAGCTTAGATGCTGTTTGAGCAACTCCTGGAGACATTATCCTAATTGCGTCATCTACTCCGCCAACACCACTTTGAGGAGGAAGAGCATTTGCAGCTATATGTCCTATTGCCGCAGCTCCTCCTAATTTTTGCATTTGTTCTGACTGATCAGGAAGAGACATATATCCAGTTGCGAAATTCTTACCTTGAGTCCCAGCATTTTTTATTATTGATTTAGCTAAATTAAGAATATCCATATAGTTTATTATTCCATTAAGATTTGCTTGCGTCAAGTTTCCTAAAGGCCTGCTCAAAAGCTCGTATAGCATCATCTGTTCCTTCTAGTCCAGCTGAATAACGAATAAGATTGTCTGGTACTCCAGCTCTTACTCTTTCCTCTTTTGACATTTGTCCATGTGTTGTTGTAGCGTTATGAACCCATACAGTAGTGTTTCCACCAAGATGGGTAACTTGCACTCCAAAATCAAATACTTCAGCAAATCTTTTTGCTTTTTCTAACCCACCCTTTATGTTAAACGACAGAAGGAAACCATAAGCATTCGTTCCATCAGGGAGACTCATTAGTTTCTTTGCAATTTCATGTTGTGGATGAGATTCTAGTCCTGGATAATTAACTTTCTCTATGTAGCGACTTGACTCAAGGTATTTTGCTATTTTCATAGCATTCTCAGACGTTTGTTTTGCTCTTAATCTAAGTGTTGCAAGTTCATCCCAAATAATCTGCGCATTAAAAGGAGAGAGACATGGACCCATATTCCTAAAATGTCCTCCCTTTAATTTGTTGCAAAAATTATATTCAAGCTCTTTTACATTAGTAACAATTCTCTCTGTTGATACTATAGCTCCTCCTATAGCCCTAGAACTACCATTAGCTATCTTTGAAGTAGAGTGGACTATAATATCTGCTCCTGACTCAAAAGGCCTCGTTATAGCAGGGGATGCCATCGTTGAATCAATAATCAACGGGATTCCATAAGAATGAGCTAATGCAGCCAAAGCAGGAATATCTGGGACAAATAATGTTGGATTGCTGGGAAATTCACAATAAAGAAATTTAGTTTTTTTGTTTATCTTTTTTTCCCATTCTCCTATCTTCCAAGGTTCATCTACCCACCTTACAGACCAACCTGATTTCTTGTAGGTAACTCCAAACAATTGTTGAGTTCCACCATAAACCCTATTAGAAGACACAAAGTTATCTCCGACCTCAAGAAGTGCCATTGTAGACATTGTAATAGCAGACATACCAGAAGAGGTACATAATCCCTGAGTAAGCTGTTTAATTCCTATACCCTCAAGTGCGGCAATTTTTAGAGCGAGATGGTCTGTATTAGTGTTGTCTATTCTTGTGTAAATCTTATTTGGATCATTTGTTGTTTGATAAGAAAGAAGAAGACTTCCATCAACTAGGCTATCATATGGCCCTCCAGTAGTACTAAGAAACAATGGAAGAGTCATTGACTTGAAACGATTCATATCTTCCTTCCCGTAAAGTCCACATAAAGCAACTGTATCAAATGCTTGATTTTTAGTTTCCTTCATCTGGACATTTCTTTTAGCTATTGTGTTTGCACTTTCAGAAAGAAAATATTCTCTCTCGTTTTTTGCTTTCTCAATTGAACTAAGTTGATGTTTTAAATTTTTTGTTTTTGACTCAAGAAATAATGATTTCATTTTATTAAGAATCTACTTTTCCAGTAATTTTTAAATGGATTAGGAATTTGTAAGTTTACAATGCCATAAAACCTCGTATCTGGTTGTTTAAAGAATTTCCAATTCTTATGGATAATCCAAATAACAATTGGGATTTTGTTATACTCAAAAGAAATCGTATTCTGATCAATGTAAACATTTGGAAGAACTATTTTTAGAAGTCCTTTTCCAGACTCTTGAACGTATTTCTCCTGTATACCAGCGTCTATCTGATTTAACGAGAGATAGGGGACATCATCATAGACTTGTTTTGCTGCCCCTTCTAATAAGAAAAATGGTAATTGAGCCCTATCCATAACATCTTCCAAATAATAAAGGGCTTGGATTAGTTGTTCATGGGTAAATGGCACTTTTTCATTCATTGTACCATTCAGACCACGAAGCTTCTTCTGCTTGGTCATATCCTTTTAATTGATTTAAATAATAATTTTTAATACGACTATTTTCTTGAGGAATAGCACGTTTATATACAGCATTTAATTTATAAACTGCAAGTGCATTTGCAAGGACGATATCATCATGAAGTCCATTTGGAGCAGAATAGCGAATACGACCAGTTGGACCCATAGAGTAAGCAAAATTTTCAAATTCAAAAGCAGTCTGTTCAAGGTTAATCATCATTATCTTTTTTTGTTCAATCCAAATAGAAAGTTTTTCAATCATTTCTTTCTTTAGTGGCTCAGTAATCTTAATTGGCTCAACAATAACACCAGCACGAAGGAGATCGTCAACAATAGGATCACCAATTCCTGTAGCATCAACAATACAAAGAGCATTATTATAGTGTTGTGCAGTCTTAATGATCTTCATTTTCTGGAATGGATATTCAAGTTTGTTGAATCTATCTTGATACACTTGATGATTTGTATCTGTATCATAGATTGTTATAACCGTATAATCCTTTACCTTAGCTAAATCAACACCCATAACATAATAATGTCCAGTCTTTGGTGTTTCAGGCTTTGCACGTAGAATATCTCTTACACCTCTAAATACCGATCCCTCTCCTTCAAGCCATGCACAGAGCATTTCTTGGTTATAAAGAGCTTCAGGCATAGACAACTGAGCTGCTTCTAGTTGGTCTGGGGCAATTATACCGCTTGTTGCAGCAGATAGCCAATAAGTAGACCATTCAACTGGGTTTGCCTTAGCCTGTTGGTAGAGTTCCCAGAAATGATTTTTACCTTTAGGGGTTGAAATAAACCAACACCATCCTCCATTTTGACGTATAATTGGTTGGACAACACGATCCCACGTTTCACGCTTCATCATAGCATACTCATCAAGAACAACTCCGACAGGTCCAGCACCCAACAGACGTTCAGGAGCATCAGCACCTTTAAGCTGAAGATAAGACCCATTTTTAAAATAAACGATTAACTCTTGTTCATTTTTTCGCTCAATAAGCTCTTTAGGAATAATATTAAAAAGCATCATGGGGTCTCTCCAGATTGCGTCTTTTGCTTCAGCATATGTAGGGAAGACGTGCCAATAAGCACCAACTCTCATTTGAGCTTGTTTGGTTTCTTCAATTATTGCTGTTGTCGTTTTTCTTGCTCTACGATGCCAACAGATAACTTTAAACCTTTGTGGGTCCTCCAGCAGTACCTGCCTCTGATGGGGCATTAGACGTGTCGGGTCTGGAAACTGGAGGGATGAAACCATGCCCTGCGAGGATATTGAATCGTATAGGTTGACCATTTTCTCCTGTAACTTCTAATTTGTTTTTAATTTTCTTTTTTGCTTCAAGAGCAGTAACTAGATATTTATGACGCAATTCTAAGTCTGGGACTTGCTGCCCCATCTTGTTGGTCTTCATTGCGTTTATCCCCTCTGTCATTTTGAGGGCTATTTGACTGTCTGAAACACCCGCTATCTCAAGTACAAGAGAAAAATCAAGAGACTTAAGAACCTGTTCGCCAACATGTGCAGCATTACTTCTATTACGAACAGAATAAGCTCTCATCGCTGCTTCAGTTGAATTGCCGCTTTCAAGATAATACTTAAGAAATTTTCTCTGTTTGAATGTAAGTTTTCTTTGTCTTTTTTCTTCTATCTTAGAGTAGTCTTGAGCTAATAAATCTTTTTGTTCATTAGAATATGCCATTATAGGGGAGGATTCATTTGGTCATTAGGTTTACCAAACATAACTGTTAAGTGAGGTTGCCATTTTGGAGTTATTATTTCACAGATAACAGTTCCATTATATTTCATTGCCTTTTCAATATTTCTGTAATACTGTATTCCATAGGCTTTAGCTATTTTTTTTATACTAGGGAAGGAAACTCCACTCTCTGAACTTTCCCCTATCATTCTCCCAAAGTTGTTTTTTTCAGTCGTTCTGATGGCAAGATAACCTTCATTGTTAATAACGAATATCTTAGCTGGGATTTTATTGTGTACTATAGTCTGCAACTCATGTACCGCCATAGGGAATGACCCATCTCCGATTATGGCAATTATTCTTCCCTTAGGATGAGTAGCCCAAGCTCCTATTATAGCTGGAAGTCCATATCCCATCGTGAGTGTTCCAGGGACTAAAAATCTTTGCCCCTTTTTAATTCGTATCGTTTGAATAGCTGTAAAAGCAGTAACTCCAGAGTCTGTTGTAAAGATATCATTTTCTTTACTCAAATCAGATATCTTCATAATAGCCTTATACATGGGAGTTCCAGAGAAATCAAGGCTCTTCTTTTTTATCAATTGACATTCTTTTAGCCATTCTGGTCTTTCATAAAAAGCAATCGTTTCAAGTAACCATATGATAAAACTTTTTGCATCAGTTTCAGCAAAAAAATCAATTTTTATTGTTTTCTTACTGTGTTCTCTTGGGTCTACATCAACTATTATTTTTTTTGCAAAAGGAGCAAATTGGTCTGGATTGTGTCCAACAAAAGAAATACAGAGCCTGCTTCCGATTGAGATGATAAGGTCTGCCTTCTGAATGATTATGTTAGCACTCCTATTTCCTTTTGTTCCCCCATGACCCATATAGTATGGACTTGAATGCTCAACGAGGTCAATTCCCATAGCGGTAGACACTACGGGTATGTGAAGACGATTAACCAATAGTCTAAGTTCTTTTGTTGCGTTAGCCAATCTAATCCCACCTCCAACAATAAGAAGAGGTCTTTTTGCTTCCAATATCATTCTGATTATTTTTTCCATAGTGTGTTTGCTACGTCCATAGGAATGTCTAACCATACAGGTCCTGGACGACCTTCTAACATCTTTTCAAAAGCTAATTCCATATAAATCTCAATATGCTCTGCTTCTTCTACAACTCCTGCATACTTAGTCAAAGAGCGAACTACTGGAATAATAGACATTTCCTGTACACCAAACTGTCTTGTAACTCCCATATACTTTCTTGGAGCCTGACTTGAGAGGAATAAGACTGGAATTGAGTTTTGCCATGCTTCAAGAAGACCTGAGACAGCATTGGTAGAACCTGGTCCAGACGTTACCATACACACTCCAACCTTACCACTTAACTTAGCATACGCCTCAGCAGCATATGCACATGAGCATTCATGATGACTGCACACATATTTCATTTTTTTGTGAAGAGCTACCGCATCGTTAAGATACATTGCTCCACCCCCAGATAAAAGGAATACAGTATCTGTCCCCTTTCTATAGATATAATCCACAATGTAGTCAGCTATTCTCATTTTTTTCATAAATATTCAAGAGCAACTTTTATCCTTTTAATTCCTTCTCTTAGTTTCTCCATTGACGTAGCATAAGAAATACGGATAAAACCTTCTCCCTTACTTCCAAATGCAGTTCCTGGTAAAACCGCAACCCCATTATTGAGAAGGTGATCAGCAATCATACTTGACTTCATCTTATAGAATGAAACGTTTGGAAAAACATAGAACGCTCCACGTGGATAAGGACAAACAACACCTGGTATTCCATTTAAGGCTTCAACAACATAGTCTCTCCTTTTTTGGAATTCATATATCATTCTTTTTATTGGTTCTTGACTACCAGTTAATGCTTCAAGAGCAGCGAGTTGTGTAAATGTTGCGGTACATCCAACCGAATGAGTAAGAAAGCAATCCACAAAACTTTTTAACCGCTCTGGGAACGCCATATATCCTATCCTCCATCCAGTCATTGAGTATGTTTTAGAAAAACCACTTACAAGTATTGTTTTTTCTTTGTCGCACAAATCATAATAAGAGGTGTAGTCCTGATATACTATCTGAGAATATATCTCATCTGTTATAACCCAACAGTCATTCTTTTTAATTAACTCAATTTCTCCCTTAGAGAATATCTTCCCAGTAGGATTTGAGGGAGAATTGATAATGATAAGCTTTGTGTCCTTTGTAATCTTATCCTGTGGAATACATCCCAAATAATCAATTAGCGCCCTATAGGTAGGAAATCCTGGATTAGGATAATAGACATGGTCTCCCTTCTCAAGGATTGCAGACATGGCAACAAATATAGCTGTTTTTCCACTTGGAGTAATTGCTATCTGATCTGATGATACTCCATGTATCTGAGCAAGCTTTTTACGAAGAGGAAGTATCCCTAAAGGAGAAGTATACCTTGTTTGTCCACTCTGGAGAGCTGAAACACCAGCATCAACAATATTATTTGGCGTTGGGAAATCTGGCTGACCTATTTCAAGGTGAATAATATTTTTCCCTTGACGCTCTAACTCAGTAGCCTTGTCAAGAATGACATATGCTCCCTCTGGGGTTAGTTCTTCAAAAGCTTTATTTAGACTTAACATATTCTATTATTTTTTCACTAATAAAAAGAACATCTTTTTCACTTAATCCTGGATATACGCCAACCATGAAAGAATTGAACATTATATTATCTGCCATAGGCATATCCCCCACTATCCGTTTAATTATATTTTTGTAAGCAATTTGGCGAGTTATATTTCCAGCGAAGATTAAACGGGTTTGAATTCCTTGACTTTCAAGAAATTCTGTAATTTCTCTTCTGGTAAATTTTTTTGACTTGATTATCAACGGGAAAGAGAACGGAGAAGGGACAGCTCCATCGTAAGAATCCATAAAATTGAATGAGTCATAAACTTCATCTAATTTTCCCCTCATAAGAGAATAGTTCTTCTTTCTCATAATTATGAAATTAGGAAGCTTCTTCAACTGCTCACACCCAATTGCCGCTTCAATCTCTGTTGGCTTAAGATTGTACCCTATTTTGCTTATAACGTATTTGTGGTCATATGCTTGTCCGTCTACCTTAAAGCTAAAACGTGCCTTGCAGGCACCCATATGACTCTTTTCATCTCCCCTACAAAAACAGTCCCTTCCCCAGTCTCTATATTGTCTAATTATTTTCTCCTGCAACTTGTTCCGATAACATATAGCACCTCCTTCACCCATAGTTATATGGTGTGCAGGATAAAATGAATACGTAGAAAGGTCTCCAAAACTTCCCAGCATCTTACCATTAAATTCACTACCAAGAGCATCACAACAATCTTCTATTAAATAGAGATTGTGCTTACGACAAAACGCAACAATGTACTCAATATTTGCTGGATTGCCCAACGTATGTGCAAACATAATTGCCTTAGTCTTAGGAGAAAGAGCCTCTTCCAATTTAAGATAGTCAATATTGAGTGTCTCATCGCAGTCAACAAATACGGGGATCAAACCACATTGAATAATAGGATTTACTGTTGTTGGAAAGGCAAGACCACAGGTAATGACTTCACTTCCCTTTGGAAGCTCTAAAGAGGTAAGGGCGAGTAAATTTGCACTACTTCCAGAGTTAACAAGTACTGATCCCTTCATCCCAATGAACTGAGAAAGTGTTTGTTCAAACTCTTCACCTTTTACTCCAAGTCCAAACCATCCCTTTTTCATAACTTCACTTACTGCAAGACGCTCTTTCTCGTCCATTACTGCTCCCGCATACTGGATCATAGTTGATAGGAATATTTATAAACCAATACAATCATAAATAAGTTAGTAGTAGTCATATGTACGCTTCATTCCACACCTAACCCCGTAGACGGGTTCATATCCGATAGACTTTAGTTTTGAGATGTTTGCTACCCAATGATTTGTATCATAGGTACGCAAAGAGGATACATTTACATAGTTAAGTTTCTTATCCGCTATCTTTTCATAGATTTTGACAATCTCCAGATTAGAGTATTGTTTACCACTCCCGATGTTTACTGCACCAGTTAGATTACTTTGAGCAACCTTAAGCATGGCATCAGCCGCATCAGCAACATATATCCAGTCGTGCTTTACATCAGGAACGAGATTCATTACTTGACCGCTTTTAAGACTTCTGATGAGCGTTGGCATAAACCTCCACTCGTACTCACCCTCACCAAAGAGAGAGAATGGTCTAACAACTACCGTATTGGGGAACATACCCGTAAGAAGAGATGCACAGGCTTTTGTGGTTGCATATCCTCCCTGAGGATTAAGAGCATCACTCTCTTTCATTGCCTCATCTCTTGGTCCATATTCACTTGATGTTCCACAGTATACGAACTTTTTTAAAGGAAGTTGAGCGGAGAACTTCAACAGGATATAGGTATTAAAGATGTTTGTTGCCATCATCTGGTCAACGTCTGCGTGCTGGAAATGATGTCCATATGCCCCTAAATGAAAGATATAGTCTGGTTTTGCGGAAATCAAATAATGAGTAAGAGCATTTGTGTCTGAGAAAAGGTCTCTTGGAATTCCTGCAACCCTATGTCCCTCCTTCAGGCAGATATCAGAAAGATGTTTTCCTAGGAAGCCTCCCAATCCTGAAATCAAAATTGTAGACATACTATAGTTGTAACAGATTTGTCAAGTAATTGCAAGCGATTATTCCAGATGTCCATCATCCTTGAGGAACTTCTTGATACATTCCTTACAATACTTTCCCTTCTTATCAATGGTCCCATCTGGTCGGAACTTAGTGATCTCATAAAGAGGTCTTTGCACTCCTTGACCATGCCACTCAACACAATACCCAGGAGCCAATCTTTCTTTGTATACGGGCATCAGATTATAGTCGTCCCATAAATGTTCAGGTTTTGCTGGTAGGGGATGACTTGGACCTTCAACCTTAACAGGGCTCTGCTCTACCGTTGAGCTACCCACCATAGGGAATCCCTCAATAGGAGCCATCACTCCTGAGGATTCACTTAACGGGCTACCATAAATCTCATCCCTTATAAGCTTCCTCATAAACTCACTGCGCTCATAACTAAACCTTGTACAGTAAGCATCCAAGTCCTCAAGTATCTGAGGGGTTAACGAGAGTAACACCTTTCCATCTTTCTTCATATATCTAAAGTATATATATATCTAACGTATATTTCAAGTATATCTAACGTATTTAT